TTTAGGTATTGATAAACCTTCGATTGAAGTAGTCCAACCTGATTGGTCTATAGAATGACGGAGTCCTTTAGTAAGGAATTCTATATTATCTCTATAATTTTGAGGGAGAATTTCATCATTAATAGTATATTTTTGGAATAATTTTATTCCTGAGATTCCGTCTAGTTTTAAGTTGAGGGAAATAGGTATAAATGATTTTGGTAATAAATTGCCCTCTAGTACTTCTATATCCCTTTCAATTTTAAGGTAGTTAACTATATTTTGCTTATATTTTTCTAAACTTCCTATTTTTGTTCCTCTATTTAAAGTTAATAAATAAACTAGAGTTTCAACTAAATCTTTTCTACTAGAAGATTCTTCATAATTATTGGTTGTAGTATTAGATGAAAAAGATTTAGTAGCTATTATTCTATCAGTTAATCCTAAATTCCACCTACTAAAACCTACTGAATCTGAACCCAAACTTTTATTATTTGCCTGGGCTCCAATGGCTATTTGGGTACTAAGTTTATTGGAAATCTCAGATTTGATTGAGAAGGATTTAACAAAGCTTCCAAAATTGCCTTGAAAACTTTTTATATTAATTTTTGTAGGATCAGGGGGGTTTGATTCAGTAAAGGGTTTTATAGGGGGATTATTATCTATAATGAAATAAGTATTAATCTCTTCATCATAATTAATTCCTAAATCAATAGTTCCTCCTAAAGCAGAATTAATACCATTTAAGATAGCCGTTAAAAAGTCATATAAAGATAAATCTCCATTTTTATCTAAATTACTGTTTAGTTGGGTAATAATAAAATCTATATTTACATGAATGTGAAGGGGTTTTGCTTTATAAGGATCTGAATCTGATGTTAGGAAATCTGTTCCTACAAATCCATTAAATTCTTCAAGATTTATTTTACCTGTATTTAAAGCATCTCGAGCATTTCCACCTGTACTTATATTTATATATTGAAGTTCGGGGTCTGTAAGAAGAGAAGAAACATTATTATATTCAATATTTGAAGGTATAAGACACACTTTAGGATCTACAGGTACAAGATTTTTAGGGATACTACAAAAAGTATCTTCATAATTATAGTCTATAGAAACTAAAGGGGGGTTGTTAGGTTTAGAATAATCATATACAGTAAAAAAATTATTAATTATTCTTAATAAAGATCCTAACTTTATATAATATTGGTCTGGGGACATGGTTATCCATCTAGAATCAAAGTAGAGTAATTCTTTATTAGTAAAAAAATTCTTTGAAGGATAGAAAGGATTGTTACTTGTGTTAAGTAAAGTTTTAATAAAATCTTCGTCTAAATCTTTCCCATCAATATATGTTCCGGGGTTTTGCCACCAACTCCACACTTCTTTAAGTTTTTTAACTTTAGGTGAATAACTATTATTTAAAAGATTTTTAAAAGTATTTAAAAGTATTTCTAAAGGGGAACCTCCACTTTCATCAGGTGATTTATTAGAAATTGGTGAAGGTTTAGTTATAGATAAAGACTCAATTATATCTCCATAACTTATAGCCTTTAAATTTATAGTGTATACTCCTTCAGGAGATAAATCCCAAGAAAAATTTGTAACCCACCCCAAAAAACCATCATAATTTCCATCACTTTTTTTTCTTTGATTTTTTATTAAATCTAAAATTTTATTTTGATTAGAATTTACATCTATCCCAATATCTTTAGGATCAGTTTCAGGTACCACCCCACCAAAACCTATGTCAGAAACAACTCCAGTTACAATAGGAGTAGTTTTTAAAAATTCTTTATAAACACTATCTGTAAGGATAGTTTTTAAAGATTCTTTATTATCAAAATACATTGTATGACCCCATTCTAATAATATTGAATATTTTAACCTCAGGTATAAGGTTTCAATAATATTAAACTGTTCCCTATTAAAAGCTTTAATTACAATATTTGCTTCTCTTAATGAACCTCTATTTTTAGGAACAATTTCAGCTGATTCTATACCTGGGAGAGGGGTAAGGCCATAGTCTTTAATAGAATTAAACCCATATGAAGCATTTTGGGATAGTGTATTGGGATAAGAATTAGAGAGTCCTCCTTTAGGTATAGAACTTCCACTAACATTGTTAGCTCCCCCAAATAAAACATAGCTTTCAGCTAGTTTATTTTTTTTTAAACTCTGATTGGGTCTACCTAATTCTTTTAATTTGGATTCATCTATATCAACACCAGACGTAAGACGGAGCCAACTTGTTTTACTTGTAGTATAAGCAAGAACATCAGGATCACGATTTTCAGCTCCTAATTTTTTTTGTCTTACTTTTATTTGTTCAGCTACATATGGATTAAAACTTTCTCCTATATTTTTTCCCATAACTTATTGATTTAAAGATTCAAAATTTGATATTACATCTGATACATTAGCAGGAATTCTGATTTGGTGTCCTAAAGTGGGGTATAGGCTATTTGGTTTGAATCTAGGATTTGCTGAAGGGATTATCCACCATAAAGTAGCATCGTTGTAGTAGGTATAAGCTAATAAGTCAAATCTATCTCCTTCTTGGGCTACTACGTAAATGTCATTATCACTATAAGGAATTTCAGGATACTTTACGTTAGCATAGTATCTTCTGCCCCTAGAAGTTTTAAATATTGGTATGTTGTTATATCTATTCATTACCTTAACTTAAAAGGTTATCCTTTCCTCCAAAAAATTGACTATCACTACTTACTAATTTATTATTATTACTAGTAATTGGAGTAAAGTTAAACCCACTTACTTTAATAGCTTTAGGTAATTGTTTACCTGAGGTGTTTTCCCCNTCTCCTCCAATATCAAAGCCTGCTTCAAATATTGGGGATAATGAAAAACGTGTTATGATTCCCGGAACATTATTAAGGTAATCTCCAACTGTTAATTTAACAAAATTCCCACGTAAATAACCAGCATCGCTATAGTTAGGTGCCATATTTTGAATAAGAGAGTTTAATTTTTGGTAAATAGGGAGTATTTGAGTTGGGGTTGAAGCTACTATAGTAAAATCTAATCCTATACTTCTTGTAAAACCCTTGTATTTGTAAAGGGGATAACCTCTTCCTACATAATTGTATGACTCATAATCTGCTCCTATTTGATCATTAAAATTATCTAAATATGCTTGCCAATAAAGATATTGATTTTTTTCAGGACCATTAGCATTAATAAGGTTTATATAGAATTTAAATAACTGAGAGTCAGGGGGGGTTTTTTCTATTTTAGAAGTGTTTAATAATTTAGTATTTTCTTTACCAAATTTATCTTTAGTATAATCATAATCCCCTTCCTTAGTTAGGTTACCATAATTATATCTTTTAAAATTAGGATTAGCCTTATATTCTTTACCAGGTTGACCATTTTTATTTCTAGTAGTATACATCAAATCACTACCATTAGGTTTTTGATAAGCAGTTTTAAGTGTTATAATTTCATTATTGTTAGCTACACCTCGAGGAAAATTTTCTTCAGAATTGTATGAGCCTGGGGTTATTCTAGGTAAAATATTTACCCCAGTTAGATCAACAAGTGAATCTGTTATTTTAAGAGGAGAAGAATAATTATTATTAAAATAGGTTTTAGCTTCAGCTACTTTAACTTTAGATCTTTCTTCAGCAGATTGTATAGATGAAGATAATACTAAAATATTAGGACTTCCTGCACCATAAGTTATTTCAGAAACAGAGCCTGAAGAAAAATTATCGTTAAAGTAGGTTATAGAATTAGCAACCTTATTTTTAGAAAATGAAACATATCCTCCATCAGGGTTACCATAAGGATTAATTCCTGTAGTATTAGAAGTACGTTTAATTCTAGTTTTTCCTATTCCTAATACTGAGTTAGGGCCTCCTCCATAAGATAATAATTCTGTAGAGTTAGGGTCTAAATCTATTTTATCTTCTTTAAGTTTAACTAATCTATTTAACCCATTTTTATTAAAATCAAAAACTGCTTGTTCATATCTAATTAAACCTCCTCCAGGAAATAATCCTCCTTCTACAACACCTGCTACAGGTGACGATGGGTCTAAACCTAATAAATTTAGGTGAGTGCCTGTAAATCCTACTCCAGCTTGTGCTAATGTAGAAGTAGGTGAATAAATACCTTGGTTTACATTACCCCCACCATAAGCAGGACCTAAAGTAGCTTCTGTTTTAACTGATCCCCTTGAAAGGAGATTTTGGTTAGCTATAAAAGTTAAACCTCTAGTAGTAGTAAATAATTGGGTTAATCTAGAAACATCGTTTACACTAGATACAATTGATCCTTGTCTTAATAAAACATCCCTTGTAGCTCCAGGAGTTTCCCCTTCGGGTATAGCTTTAGTAATAAAGGGTTCTTTACTACTTCCCATACCACGCCTGTCAAGTCCATATTTTAAGGACTTAAGGTCTGTTTTAAGATCAATTAAAGGCATTTATTAAAATGATCTACCTTCAGGTACAGTATTTCTATAGTTGTTTTTAGGAGTTGCTCCGTTTAAATCTAACTTAGAAGGGGATGGTTTATTCCTTAATTTAGGATTTCCATTTAAAGAATATTCATTATGTAATTTAGATTGTGATGTTGCTCCTACAGGAACAGTTGGCTGAGGACCCGATAATGTAGAAGTATTTTGGTTGTATTTGTCTAATAATGCCATGGTTTTTATTTATAAATATTAGAAATTATTGTAATTTATATGAACCTACTGTTAGGGCAGTACCTACTTTTGTACTATCTAACATAACCGTACCTTCTTTACTTAAGATAGCATTTAAAGTAGCATTCATTTTATTCATTTGTTCTACTAAAGGACCTAAGTTAATTGAAGGGGAAGATGTAGATGGATTAGATCCTTGATCTAAATCTGTTCCTGCTACAACCGTATCTTTATCATTTAGGGCAAATGTGCCTTCGGGTGCTGATAGAATACGTTTTCCATATCCTGGGGACATTACGTCATCTCCTTTAGATAAATATTGTTTACCTAAAGCAAAAGCACCTGCAGCTGCTGCTGCTCCTAAAAGAGCTTTAAAAGGATTTGCAAGAGCCCAAAGAGCTGCTTGAGCTGCTAATTGAACTAATTTACTTTTACCAAGTGCTAAACCTCTTAAATCTAATAAACTTTGGGCTCGTTTTTGGAGAGCTACTTTTGCTTCTAATAAAGCTTGAAGTTTTGTTTGGAGAGCAGTGAAGGCAGCATATCCCTTTATAGCTAACCAAATAGTGCCAATACTCCCTAATATAGTTTCCCACATTGAAAGAGACTCAATATCACCACTTAAAATTTTGCTAACTCCCTCAAATGTAGTTTTAATAGGTTGTAATAAAAAGTTTATAGCAGGAAGTACAGTTGTAACTAAATCCATTAAGGGGGAAACAATTGATAATATAGGTTCAGCAATACTAACAAATATTTCTTGTAATTTTTCGGTAGCAGCAGCAAATCTATCTTGAACAGATTCTGATTTCATTTGGTTTGCTAATTGTTCATTACCTAATTTTTTGGCAATTTGATCGTCTGAAAGGCCTTGTTTTTTTAATTTGTTATAAGCTTCTTGGGTACTTAAATCTTGCATTCCAACCTTAGCTAAAGCTTCCCTTTCAATTAAAGATTGAGCTAAGTCATCACGTGACATTCCAACAGCTTTAGCTAATGCTTCCTGTTGTATAACACCCATCTCTCCAAATTCTTCAGCAGTTCCCAATTGTTTAGCTACTTCAGCTGCTGCTTCACCAGTTTTACCTTGTAAAGCTAAAAACCTAGCTTGTTCAAGGTTTAAATTCTTACCAGTTAACAATTCCGCTTCTAGTTCAGATTCAATAGAAGACTGAAAGTTAAGTAAGCTAGAGGAAATAGATTCAGCTTGTTGAAGATTTAAACCAAATTTCTTAGCTTGCATAACATTTTTAGCTAGTGCATCTGCACTTCTTCCAAATGTTAATACAGTAGCAGCTCCGGTTTTAGCTACTTCTGCTACAATATCTTTTTCATTTAATGCTAGTTTATTAACCGCGTTAAATGCTTTTGCAGTGCCTAATATTTCAGCAGTATTATCAGATAAATCACCTCCTGTAGATTGAGTGATTTTACCTAATGCAGTCATAGTTTCAACTGAGTAGCCTGCTTGTTCTGTAAGTTTAGCGAAATCAACTAATAATTCCTTATTAAGCATAACATTAGTTCCTAATGCTTTACTTAATTCTAGTTGGGCCTTTACTAAATTTTCAGTATTGACATGGGTATCAAATGATGAGTTAGCTATATCATTCATATCAGAAACCATTGCATTGGCTTCTTTATAACTCATACCTAGGTTTTTAGCAGTTTCTCCTGTTAATTTATCAACTTTACCTAAAGCATCTACTAGTTGAGTTACAATCATTAAACCAATTGATAAAGGATCTTTAAGATTCTTTAATAAATTAGCTCCCATATTTTTAAAACCTGCTTTTAATATTTTAGTTTTATCTGCAAAACCTCCTGTTAACTCACCCCCCTCTTCCATACGTTCAGCAAGGGCTCTCATTTCTTCTTGAGCTTCGCTAAAACCAAGTTTTTGGGCAAGCCCTCCCATTCCTAACTTATTTAAGGCTCCTTCCATAGAACCTAATATAGCTCCTCCTAATCCTAAAGATTCATTAATTTTTCCTTCTTGTTCTAGTCTAAAAGCAACCCTATCATTTATAACACCTAAATTACTTGCTTCATCTTCTAATTCACCATTTATAGCAGCCAAAGCCATAACCCTTTTATCAATTAGATCTTGGTCTGCTTCTTCCATTTGAAGCTTTTGAATTTCAAGCCTTAAAGCTTCTTTATTAGCTTTTAAATCAGCATATCTTTGTTTTGCTTGTTCTTGGAGACTTTTAAGTTGTTTTTCATTTAACTTAGATATACCCTGTTGATCGTATGCTAATTTTTGAGCAATACTTTGAAGCCCACTTAGGGTTTTAGTAGAAGTTGTTAATGCTGAGTTTTGGTTTTTTATTTCATCTATAGTTGCTCTAAAGGCAGATACAACCCCATTCATGTCAGAGTTTACTTCCCTTACCCTGTTTTTAACATCCCTAAGACCTGCCTCTAATTGCTGTATAGCAGTAGTAGCATCCGTAATATTGTTAGTATTAAAGTCTTTAAATGGATTTGTTTGGCCTAAACGATCATATTGTCGTTGGATTTCAGCTAATATTTGTTGAATTTCTTGGGGGGTAGCCATGCTAATAAATATTCAAAGAGTAAATTTTTATTAGGGCCTAGTCTTAAATGAAGATCTTTTTGGAGAAGCATCAGCAAATTGAGGTTTATTTACTTTTCCTGATGGATCTATTAGTGTACTGGTTCCTTTTTTGTTAACTTTATCATAAGCTGCTTTTTCTTCTTCATAAAATTCTTGAATTTCTTTAAAAGTAAATCGCCTTAACCAAATAGGCATATTATATACATCATTCCAAGAATATCCCCCTTTACCATGAAATACTATTTCATGGATCTGTTTAAATACACTACGTCTTGCTCGGGGGGCTATATCAGAAGTCAGGCCAAAAAAAGCTAATCCCCATAGGGATGGTAATCTCCTCATTACCAGTTGTGATATAGGTTAAGTCTACATCAGGTTGAACTTCTTTAATATGGGTTCTTAAAGCACGAGAATCCCTAGCTAATAAACCATTATCTACAAAATTACGAATTGTTTTGGTTTCTGCATCTCCATTTACAGAAGTAATAACATATTTCAACCTTGTTGATAGTTCTGGGGAAGCTAATTTGTTTATCTTTTTTAAGCCTTGTATTTCTTTTTCGATTTTGGTTTCGTCGTGTCCATTTAAAATCTTAAAAGTAATGTCTATACCACTATGAGGTAAAGTATAAGAAAAACTATTACCTTCTGAAAGGGTAGATTCATCTATTTCTTTGTTTTCTAAAGTAGATAAATCTACGTCATGGGATTCCCCCATGTATGAGAATGAGTAATCTTTACCATATCCCAAAATACGAGTAGCAATCAATACAGCATTTTTGTCTCCTATAATTAAATCCTTAATGTTAATTTTACTAACTACTACAGATTTAAGTAATTCATCTAATACTGTACCTCGTTCTATGTAAGATTGGTTTGTAAGTATATCTTCCTCTTTAGCGGTCATATACTTAATTTCAACTTTTCCTTCTCTTAAAGGATGACCTTCAGGGTAAACTAAACCTTTTGAAGGTAATTCTACCATTTCGGTAGGTAATGTAAATTCACTCATTTAAAAATAACTTTATTTGTTTAATATAAATATATAGAAAATAAGGAAGGCGTACCGAAGTACGCCTTTCTTTTATAATATTTAGCTTGTATTAGAAATTCAACACACAATAATCAGGCTGTACTGTCATTGAGATTTCAACAGCACCCTCATTATCGTAATTGTAATCACCAAATGATGCTTCAGTAATAAATGCACCTTTAATAACCCACTCAGAAACTACATCACCTACAGGCCCTAAAACATTTACTGTTAAATCTTTCTTGTAGAAATCTGAGTAGCCATCTCTACCAGTTACTGATTCGTGATGTAATCTCACCCATTCCATTACTGATTGGGCTCCAGAAGGAGTAATAGCATCAAATAAGGTTAATGCTATTGTACCCCAAGTAGTTTTACCTTTAATATTTCTTTGAATATTAATGTGGTTTAAGTTTACAGTCCCTTGTGATACTGTTACTGCACCCATTGCCTTGATAAGGTAAGCGGGAAATCCATCTACATACAAAACAAATCTATTTTGTTGTTTTGGTTCAAATGGGGTGAAAAATATTTCGTTTGGATCTAATACTGCCATTGTTATGTTTATTAATAAATATTACTATCTCTAATTTTTATTATGCTGGGAATTCAGCTCCAGTTGGTAATACGTTGAAATCTAAGATTATAAATTCAGCTGTTCTTGTTGGTTGAATAAAGATTTGACCTACTAACTGATTTCTGTCTATCACATCTGGTGTGTTGTTTGAATCATCCATTACTACCTTAAATGCGTAAACACCTTGTCTTTGTTGTACGCTTTCCATGTATGGATTTACTTGAGCTAAGAAGCTGTTTCTTGTAGCTGCTGTATTTTGTTCAAATACTAAGTTATTAGCAACTTGACCAATGTAACCTTTAAGAGCGATTAATAATCTTCTAACATTTACACGATCAAGTGAAGATGCTTTCTTTTGTAATGTCTTTTGACCAAATACTACAGTTCCGTTTGCAGGGAAGTTAGCAATTGGGTTTACATTAGCTTCATACAAAGTATCTCTATCAGCTCTTTGTAATTTTCTTTCAGGTCTAATTACTTGTGTTAAACCACCTCTGTTGATACCTGCAGGAGCAAACCATGGCTCAGAAGCATTATCATTAAAGGCATAAACACCAGGGATTAAAGTTGAAGCAGGAACCCAATTCATTTTACCCGTGTTTGGGTTTACAATTTGACACCAAGGCCAGTAAGAAGCAGCATAGCTTGAATTAATACCACTTGCTTGAGTAGTTGTAGCTGAGATTAAAGATCCATATTTTATAAGATCTACAACAGCAATTGCATCTCCTCTATCTTGGGTATTTTGGATTAATGTATTTACTTGATTAGAGTGCTCATCATGCAATAAACCAGGAGCAGTAATTACATTGTATTGGTATTCGTCTTTATTTTTTAACAAATCAAAAGCAATGTCATAGCAACCCGCAGTTAAACCTTGAGTATTATCACCTACACCTACTCCTATTTCATCAAAAAATAACGCAGGAGCACTTCCAGTAACTTCACCAGTAGCCAACCCAAATGAACCACTATTAACTTGAGGGATAGACCCAGTGTAATCGATTTTAGCATTCCCTTCATTATCAAAATAATTTGGAGTAGGAGATACTACAGAAGACACATAAACATATCTACTTACATTAGGGTACTCACCAATAGCTTGAACGTAGTTATTTCCATCACTATCGGTTTGTACTTGATGGTAGGTATCACCTATTGCTTTAGCTACATAATTATCCTGTTCAGGGTCTAAGGATACATTAGCAAATGTTTCTAAAATAACTTTTTCGTTCTTGATATCATCACCTCTTCTAATATTAAGAGTAAATGTACCAGATCCTGTATTAGAATTAGTGACTTCCCATCTTACATTATCTCTAGTACCGGTTTCAAGGGCACCTCCAGCGTCAACAAGATTGCCGGTATTCATAATAGCACCTTCTGAGATAGTTTTAAGAATTAATGTTTCATTGCCTTCAATGTCACTAATAGTTCTACTAGTAGCAGAACTAAATGAACCAGTTACTACTCTAGTTACTAATAATGAAATACCTCCATTTTGGAAGTAATTAAATGCTGAAATTGAAGTAAGGAAAGAGTAGGTTTGGCTAGCACTTACAAATGTAGTACCAAAAATATTTTCGTACTGACTGTAAGAAGTTACTATAGTTGGTATTTCTACAGGACCCTTTACTGTAGGGCCAACGATTGCAGCCCCTAATTCTACGGGCTGTTGGGTAATAAATGACTGGTCGTTTTCTCTTGTAAATACTCCAGGTGATACTATTTGTTCTGCCATTTTATTTTGTTATTAATTTTATTCCGTTTTTGTAAACGTACCTGATTCTAAATCGATTGTTCCGTTTCCGTATTTTTGTGTTAATTCGTTTCCTGTGGTTAGTTCTTGTTCACGCAACTTATTTAAAGATTCAATTAATTGATCTTTTTGCAACTCTAATAACTGCATTTGGTACTCAATTGAGCCAAACTGTGTAATTAAATTTTGTTGGTCTGTTTGTAATTGCTTAACAAAATCTAATTCTTCTTGGGATAACTTAATTTGTTCACTCATTTTTTATAAATATTTAATTTTTAATTAAAACGTGTTTGCTATAAATATTAATTTTTTTCTCAAAAAATGTTAGTATCTGTATTTTGGGGATTTCTTGTGTCAACTTGAGTTTGGTTTAATTGATCAAAATTAGAAACTGTTTCTTGTTGTATAATAACTTGACCTTTACTGAAGCGTTTTTTATCTACTGTAAGGTCTTTTTGTGGAATGTCGGGTATGATATAACCCTTTAAGTTTAAATCAAAGTTTGCTCTAACAGTTCTTTCACTTCCCTGGTTAAGTTCAGTAACAGTAGTAAAAGAATCAATATCTGCCTTAAATTTAAATCGTTCAGGATTACCCCAGTATGAATTAGCAGCATAGTTAATAGCTTCTACTATTTTATTAAGTTGTTCTACATAATAAGTGTAAATTACACAACTATAAGTCATAGTAACATAATCGGGTACTACTACAGTATGGTATTCTTTAATAGGTTTTCTATTATTTAGAATATTAAATTTATCGTATGCGTTTTGCTTATTATATGAGGTTTGTGTGTAAGCAACATTTGCAGGACGATTAGCATCTAATTTGTTGTATTGACCTTTTATAGGGGCAATAGTGTTACGCTTAAACATAATCATAGGAGCCATTATAGCACCCTTTTGATCACGCATAAAACCATCACGTTGTACTGATTTCCATCTTTCAGGGGCGCCATACATTACAGGTACTTCAATACGTTGTCCGTTTTGAATTACAAAAGGTTTAATTACATTTTTAAAATAATAAACAATAGATTCGTCTATATCCTTAATTCCTATGGAGAATGGTTTAGTAGTATCGTCTCTAAATGAAGTTTTATTACCTCTATTTAAATCACGACTTTGGTTAGGATTTCCCCTTTGAGTATCAAATGGTTCAATAAATCCATTTGCTATCTCAGCTTGTGATTTTGGTATTGGGATCCTTCCTTGTGTCGCCATTATAATCTTTCTTTAGTTATGCCAGGTTTATCACCAGGAATATAATTAGTTTTACAAATAATAGAGTAATTTGAACCAAATTGGTTTAATCCTGGGTTGAGTGGGTTTGATTCATAAGGATAGTCTGGGTTTTTGCCTAAAATATATTGATTAGCATTAGTAGTATTTACTTCGTAGTACCCCCCATAATATAAAATTATATCACCTACTTCAGGTACTACATTAGCGTCAATTAGATCTTCCCTTAAGAATTTAAAATCAATACCCCACTTAAAGTCAACACCCATATCGCTTTCAGGATATTCTTGGTCTTGCCTTTCAACTAAACAATTGAATAGTGTAGGACCATCATAATAAGCTCCATCAGCTGCCTCACCGTAAATGTTTATTGTTGTTTTTTCTAAAACATATTTGTAGAAGGCACATTCTTGGGTAATAACATCCCCCAACAATTCTCTATTAATTGTTGTAAATAAGTTAATGTCTCTTTGTCGTCCAAATAATGCCATTAGCCAATAAAGATAGTATATGGTACTGCACTTAAATCTTTTTGTATAAACTCAGAATTTGCTGCTTTCTTTTCTAATAACTTATTACGAGATGTTTCATCAAGATACGATCTTAACCTTTCAATTAATGCTGTTTTTTCAGAGGTAGCGGCTGAAATTAAGTCAGATTGGTTTAATGTTACTTCACTTCCAGGAATAGGTACTGTAGTGTATTTGCCTCTAATGTAACCTAACATTTCTTTACATAATGCTAATGTGTATTCAAATACCCATTGTCTGCCAATTGAATTAATATAAGCATAAGTAGGATTAGCATAAGGCACCGTTGATATATCTGTTACCACTCCAGTTCCTAAGCTTCCAGAAACCAACACAGAATTTCTGTCTGATTTAAGGATGTATTTAAAATATAATTTCCCACCATTTCGATTTGGAATGGGGAATATTCTTAATTGGTTATTAATTAATTCAAAACTATAATTAGATTTTCGTATAGTATCATTAAAATCAATTGCTTGAATTTTAGATAAATCATAATTTATAGGCATCATTAAAAAATTAATACCAGGAGAATAATTTCCAAATCCAAAAGAATCCATTAATCCTTGAGTACTTGTTCCTGTACCAGCATATGGATCAAAATATCTTACAATTGCGGGGTCACCTTGATAAAATACTTCTTTAACTTCTAATTCACCTGAAGAAATTCCTGAGGAAGAAGCCCATGCTCTTAAATCATAGGTTTGTGTTCCTGAGGTGAGAGCTATACTACCCGTTCTCCAAGTAACAGTACCACCTACACCTGCTTCTTCCCCATATTGTTCTGCAAGGCGGATAATTGCTCCTAAATTAGGTTTTTGAAGTTTGTAATTTAAATCCGATCCAGTAGGCGACCCCTCTAGTGAAAGATAATTTTCACTCGCTTTAAAAGCATATACTTCATTACCATACGTGGTTATAGCTTCTTCAAATGCTGCATAAAAGCTAATATCTTGTAATTCTACATCAGTTAAAGGGTATCCTAATCTGCGAGCACAGAATATTGCTACTTTATCTGCATCAATTTGAAATTCAGCGTCATTATCATAAAACCCAAAAGGGGTATTCCCTGGGAAAAATGAGCTAGATCCGGGCCAAATTGGGGTGTTTGCCATGTTGTTTTGTTATAAATATTGTAAAAATCAATTAAGTTGTTGTAACAACTGAAGTTGCTTGGAGATAATTGCTTATTTCTAACTGCATAGTAAAATCTGTTAGAGGTTTTATCAAATAAGCTTGCGTATATAAATAATAAGTATAACTTTGACCAGGGGTAAGTCCAGTTTTTAAAATATTAATTGGAGAAATAGTAACTAAATTGTCAGTAGTGTTATCCCAATTCCATAATTGGGTAGTATTAGAAAAAGGACCATAAAGATCAATATCATCATCATCTATAATAATAGAAGATGAAACAGGAGAAGTAGGAGAAAACGTAATTCTAGGTCCTCCTGTGTATTGGGGGCCAAAATTTCCCGAGTCTTGGGTTGATTGAAGATGTCCTATAGTTAAAATAACTTTTCCACTTACAGGTGCTACAAATTCCCATTTTAAATCAGATGAAGCAAACCATTCATTTTTTAACATACTTCCCGTAGATTTATTTACTAATCTAAAGTCTAACTGTTTAGGAGCAGCATCCAAAAGTTCAATAGCTTGTTCGCCTTCTAAAGATTGGGATGTAAAAGGAGCATAAGAGGCACTAGTAACAAAAAATGAGGTAGGTACATAACTTGCAGTGCCATATAATGAGCCTGTAAGACTAGAAGCACTTATTATAGAGCCTGTAATTGATATAGTAGTAGAAGCTCCTGTTTCAGTATTTTCTTGTAAATTATGAGGAGGACCTTGAGATCCTGAAGGACCTATGGGACCTAAGGGGCCTTGTTCTCCTTGAAGCCCCTGTGAGCCTGAAGGGCCTATGGGTCCTATAGAACCTGTTAATCCAGGAATACCTTGGGAACCTGAGGGACCTGGAAAACCTGTTAGGCCTGGTTTCCCATATCGTGAAGTAGGAAGGCTTACATTAACAATATTATTATTTTCAGAAACATTATTGTTCATAATATTTCTATTACCCTAAAATAGGTATTAGTAAAATTCCAAGTTACAGGGCTTGAAGCATTAAGATAAGCATAAATTGTATATTCATTTCCTGATGTGAGTCCTGTTATAGCTTGAGAATACCCTGTTGATGAAATAGTAACATCAAAATGGGTTGGGAATAATAAAACATTAATGTACTCAGTCCACTGAGGATCAATAGCAGAACCTGTTCCTTGCATGTAAGCATTCCAAGTTTCTCCATTTAGATCATACCATTGTGAACTTGTTGATGGGGGTCTATTAGTGGCATATAATTTAGTAAAAGTAGGGGAAGTTGCACTTTTTAACATAAAACCTATATCAACTATAACATTACCACTTTCGGGTGCTGTAAAATTCCAGACTAGTGAAGAGCTATTAGCATACCAATCATTATTAAAATCAGTTTTAACTGATGAAAAATTTACTTCATTAAAATAGAGTTGTTTGGGCATCCCTGATAGTATAGCAAGGGATTGGGAACCATCTAATGAAGTAGCAGCAAATGAAGCATATGAGGCTGAAATTGCATTATCAGCATTTTCAGCCCAACTTGCAGTACCATATAAAGAACCAGTAAAACTAGAAGCGCTTATTATAGAACCTGTAATGGGTATAGTAGTAAAAGCACCTTGTTCGGTTACTTCTTGTAAGGTCCCTAAAGGACCTTGAGGACCTTGTGAACCAGAAGGACCTTGAGAGCCAGAAGGACCTTGTTCACCTTGGGGTCCTTGTGAACCGGAAGGACCTTGGGGGCCAGAAGGACCTTGTTCACCTTGGGGTCCTTGTGAGCCTGAAGGACCTTGTTCCCCTTGGGGTCCTTGTAACCCAAATACTGTAGAAGATACAGTGGCAGTATTAGAGGGAGGAGTGGTAACAGATATGTTATTACCTGTAGTGGATGTTACAGTTATAACATTATTTTTTTCAGTACTAACACTATTTTGGGAAGTAGAAACTGTAATGTTAGTATTTTCAGTATTTTTAACATTTACAGCCATTAGAATGATCCTAAAGTTACATTCTTGGATAATCTTACAGAACCCTCTAATAAACGCGTTACTACAACACAATCATTACTGCCTGAAGCTATTTCTAGGTCGTACTGAGCGCTTGCAAAGTCTAATTGGGAAGAGCTTACTGATGAAATATAAATTCCTATAGTACCTGATGTAGGTGGGTTTAAACCTCCTGATCCACTCATATTAAGTCCAGTACCACAAGGGCCTAAACTGCTAGAGAGAGTTAGGTATAGTGTTTCAGATCCAGCAGTAGGGCGAAGTTGCATCCTTGCGTTATATCCTGTTAAATCTATAGGGTCACCGTTTGAATCTGTGTAAGCTATTTCAAAATCTACAGTAGTACCTTGTTCGATAGTAAAATTATATTTTCCAGCAGCCATGAGTTTGGGGTTTGGATATAAATATTACAAAGGGAATTAGATTTCTAAATTAGGGTACCATTCATTAGGATTAGGAGGATAAGAAATACGTACATCATCTCTCCAATACCAATCACCAATCCCATTAATCAATTCAATATAATCAGCAAGGGATTGTTCATCATTAAAAATACTTAAAAATTGTTGACCTGTGGTTAATGTTTGTTCAGGTTCTATATAACCAATTTGTTGGGGTGTTAGCTCAATTCCATTAGAATATGCAACCCAAAATTTGGGTCCTGTTTCTTCTGTGCATTGGAAAGTAGTAGTAGTTAATTGCATTTTTTTAAATTTAAATATTATTGACCGTTATCTCCGGCATCTATAATAGTCCACCCATAAGTTCCTGTAAGTAAAGTTCTAGCTGAACCCGCTATAGATCCAGAATATTGTTGGAGATTAGCTTCAAAAGTTACATTAGATTGTATATTAGGAGCTTGAGCAGCCCATCCTATAAGTAAATTACTATAATTCTCATCTGAGAAGCCCCAAGCATTTCGGAACATTAAAGTACAATTTGTTACATTGCTTATATCCCAATTTCCGATATCTTGATTAAATCCAGTACCCGTAACACTATTACCAGTTCTCATAAACATCCGATAAAGATTAGTAGCTGATCCTATATTCCACCCACTAATATCTTGGTCAAAATCAAGGCATTCATAAAACATATTGTTAAAATCAGTAACATTGCTAACATCCCAACTGCTGATATCTTGATTAAAGGCATCCGCATTATTAAATGTAGAAGCCATACTAGTTATATTAGATGTATTCCACCCTGTTATATCACCATTAAAAGAAGTTGCATTAAAAAATAAACTATTTAAAGAAGTATGATTTGAAATTGATGAAGACCAAGAATTTAAAGGTTGGTTGAATGACGATGCTCCGCTGAACATTTCAGTTATATTATTAGAAGAGCTCATATCCCAACTATCTAGAGGATGGTTAAAAGAAGAAGCACCTTCAAACATGCCCAAAAAGTTAGTACCTGAACTTACATTCCATTCACTAATGTCTTGGTTAAAAGAAGTGGCTTGAAGAAAAACTTCTCGGAAGTTAGTTATATTAGAAACATCCCAAGAAGAAGATATATCATTATTAAATGCTGTAGCACCATAGAACATTCTATATAAACTAGTAACATTTGAAGTGTCCCAATTATTTAAAGGTTGGTTAAAAGATGTCGCTCTAACAAACATAAATTCTAAACCATTATTGGATGTTGGTGAAGCTGACCAATTTCCTATAGGTTGGTTGAAAGAATTATTATCACCAAACATTCTATAGAATGAAGTTACATTAGATACATCCCACCCACTAATATCTTGGTTAAAAGCATTAGAATTAGCAAACATATACCCCATATCTGTTGCAGAACCTACATTCCATCCCCCAATATCTTGGTTAAAGGAATCTGCATTATTAAACATATTGCTAAAACCAGTAACATTGCTCACATCCCAACTTGATATATCCTGATTAAATGCTGTAGTACTCGAAAACATACTAGTCATATTAAGTACTGATGATATATCTAAGTTAATAATTTCAGGATTATTATATGGGGTATTCGAAAACATACCACCCATACTAGTACAATTACTAGTGTCCCAATTAGAAAATGACCCTGTAAATGCCGAATTAGCAAATACGTTATCTAAAGCATATGGGGGGCTAGTAGTACCCAATGTAAGAGTAGCATACCAATTTAAATTGGGGTTAGCATTAGTGCCATTTAACATAGTTCTAAGGTCACCCGTAAAGGGACTACCAGATGTAGACCAGTTAGAAAAGTCACCAGTCAAATTATCATTATTAACAAAGAGACCAAATCCTGCACCTCTTGGAAAATCTCTAGACCCAAAATCAGGAACATCCGTAGCAGTCATATACCAATTTTCACAATTATGAAATATTTTATCAGTTACATATAAAATAGTAGGACCCCAAGATTTTACATTTATTAATTTAAGCCTATCATTAGTATCTGTTGTAGTTGATCCATCTTGGGTTGCCCATGAAATATGATCTACACCACTAGAGGCATTTTCAGAAATAACAATATCGTATTCCCCTCCTGAGCTATAAGTGTGGGTGACTTCAGATTGGTTCCAAGAAGTTATATCATCTTCTGTACCATCCCCCCATGAAACTTTAAAATTATAAGATCCATTAGAAGTAAGGGGAAGCCTATAAGAAAAAAAATCAGTACTTCCTGCTTCAATATTCCTTGTATCTATAGTAAAATTAAAAGGTAAAACATTTGTTGATGTTCTTGGATAAGCGGCAGCAGATAATTCAAAAAGAAAAGCCATTATCAAGTAGTTGCTCGTTCACCTGTTAAAGTCCATGTATCTGTATTAACTCTTTTTAGTGCTATAACAGCGTTCTGACCAGATGTTACAAGAGTTGCTGATGAATTTACTGTGACTCCGCTTCCTGCTGCTATAGTAATAGGAAAGGCATTACCCTGTTCAAAAGCTACTTCACATGAATCAGGCCATGAAACATCTGATTGAGGAGGGACTGTGTAAGTAGCTCCTGGGGAGGAAGGGGAACATTTTATATAGGTTAAATTATCACTTAAAGCAAGTGTTCTTCCTGTACTTTCTAAAGAAACTGAAAAAGAAGTACCAGCTTGTCCTGCAGGTCCTACAGGTCCAACAGGACCTTGTAAAGCGGGATTATCTACTTTAGTTAATTGAAAATATCCTTGTTGGGCATTACAAGTAGCACTAGTAGCATAATTAGCAACCCTTATTTCTACTTGTTCATTTCCATTAGGTAAATAAATAACTCTACTTATAGTACAGCTAGCCTCATCAGCACCACTAGCATTTCTTATATACCCATAGGCTCTACCTTCTACTTCAACTCCATCAACATATACATTCATACCAGGAGTTGTTCTTTGCCCTCCTACATTAAATGCTACTAAAGCATCAACTTGATAATACCCAGCTTCAGAAACAGTAATTTTTGTAGCAGATCCAGTTTCAGGAGTTAAAGAATTTCCTTGATTATATTCAATTTGATTAAATTGAACAGCAATTGCGGTTGTTACATTATAATTTACAGTAGTATCTACAAGAAATAATCCTGTTGATTTAAATGAGGGTTGTAAACCTAGATTAATAGAAGATGCTAAGGAAAAATCTACAATAGAACCTGATGTAGTAAGTGAACCTGTAATGTTAGTATCTCCTATTACATCTAAACTACCAGTAACACTAACACTGCCTGTGAATATATGAGTATCATCTAAACTATCACCAAATTTAGTTGAACCCGATGAATAAATTATTGATGAAGATTCATAATTTGTTACTAATACATTAACAGAAGCAGTGCCATATATTGTAACATCTCCTGTTACTTCCAATGCTCCACTAATTGCAGCGCTTCCCGTGTATGGGAATGGATCTTCGTTAAATGACGAAGTAGGAACGGCAGTAGCAACCCAATTTTCGTTACCAATCCAAGCATAACCTGGTGGGAGGTTAGGTATGTCATTACTTCTACCTGCACCTATAATAGTAATTTCTCCATTATTTTGAGAATTACCTACTCTAGCTATTTTTTGGATTAAAACTGAGCCTGTAGGACGGTCTTTTGTTAGAATTCCTTCTCCAACATACAAACTGTCATTTACTGAACATAGGGAAGTGTTGTATCCTCTTAAGGCCCCTAATATAGTAGCATGACCTTGTTCATTGGGAGCTAATTCTTGGCTCAAAATCCCAACTGCTGGCATCGAACTAGATATTGAAGCAGAAGAAGGAGAAATTTGGAATATAGAAGCTCCTTGGAAACCACTTATATATACAGGAGTCCCTAATGCTAGTGTAGTTCCAGAAGTATTTTTTACATCTAAATTAGTTCTATCTGACCAATCAAAAAATAAATTACCACTTCCATCAGTAGTAATTAATTGTTTTTCATCCCCATCAATAGCAGGGTAATTAAGTCCTGAGGCTGTTAAATATTGTATTTCTGTAGATCCCGTAACTACTAAACTACCACTAATTATAGCACTTCCTGTATATGGGAATACATCGGGAGAATTTAAAGCATAAGAAGCTGTTAAAGCATAAGAGGCAGATATAGATGAAGTTGCTAATCCTGATTCTTTAGCATAATCAGCATAAGAAGAAGATACTTCTTTTACAATCTCATGAGAAGCAGATACCGCATATTCAGCATACGAAGCAGTTACTGAATAGGAAGCACTTACAGGGAGAAAAATAGATCCAGTACCATCATATATAATAGTACCGTCTGTTTGTAATACCCTTTGGTACGTATTTTCTATATTTTGCCCTGTTAAATCAGGTAGTGCCATCTTAACCTATTTTAGACAACCCTGTTAAAACTCCTTCAATAATTTTTTCCTTTTGGTTAGGGGTAATTTCATTGTTTCGTAAGTAAGTACCAACAAGATTGTTGAGTTTATTCTTTTTAATAGAGAGGTTATCTAAATTGATATCCTCCTTTATCAACATTCGCAGTATTGTAATGATATGTTCCCTTTCGTGAAGAGACACGCTATTTTTAACATTACTTACAGAAACTTCAGGTTTTGATTCAGTTAA